AGGCTGCGCCACACTTGTGCATCCTATGCCATCCAGGCCGGGAAAACTTTGTTGGAAGTTGCAGTTCAGTTAGGACATCAATCTTTAGTCAGTGCGAAACGCTATTCGCACCATGATCCAAAGGCCAATGTCGGCACTGGAGCTGCTGTGGCATCTAGATTGTTTGGTTAGTTTAAGAAGGTGTAAGTCGCGCTAAACAGCACCTAAAAAATTGAGGCGCTAATAAATAGGGAATCTTAGTTATGGAGAAAAAACTTATGATAGAACAGGGACGGCGGATCAAGAAGGTCCGCCAGGATCAGAATCTGAAACAGGATGATTTCTGCTCTGCATTAGGCATCAGCAGATTCAGTCTGGGAAGGATTGAACGAGGTGACCAGGCTATTGATAGCCCATCACTTTTTAATCTAAATCAAAAGTTTGGTGTCTCATCAGACTTTATTCTTTTTGGGAAAATATCTGGACCCAGTTCAGATGTTGATGCAATCAAAAAAGAATTAGAAACAACCAAAGAATTACTCGCAGCCAAAACTGAAATCATTCAGCTTTTGAAGGATGCTGCGGGTGTCAAATGAAACAGAAAGAGCCTGAGAATACTGGGGCGCAAAAACTATAAAGGAGAACATTATGACTCTATTGCAACATCGTGGACCTATGCAATTAACCCACGTTAAAAATCTTAATTGCGATGATTTTTTTTGGACTCCCCCTGTTACCAATAAATGTCAAATTTCTTGGTTGTTAAATAAAAAAGGGCGAAAGCAAGTTTTATTCGGATATCTTTTTAAAGGGGGGCCAAATGACAGCATTTAAAGAAACCCAAATTATACGATGTCCAACGCAAAAATCCTTTGATGCCCATTTTAAGGTGTGGGATAAAATCGGAGAAATAGGTAAATCTCATGACTGCGATTTTGAATGGGATGTCTTAAACAGGAAAGAAAAAACTTTTATTTTAAAAGTTTGCGGATGTTCCAAACAAGATCAGCAGAATGCTTTGATTGATGTTATGAAGTTTTTGTGTATGCAAGGGATTGAACCGGCAATAGTAATCAGCACTAAAACGGAAAAGTCAGAGGCAGAACAGCAGCTGCAGCGAGTTCAGAAAATCCTTAAATCCGCTTAAACCCACACTCATTCCACACCCATGGCGAAATTGGAAGTTGCCTTAACCCTTCAAACCGTTGATATTACTTAATGGAGATGGATGCGTCACTGGTGGGCGCCCCGGTCTTCAAATCTGGGGCGTTGCAGTAATATCAACGGTTTAGCTTTAAATAATACCCACACAAACCCACACTCATAGGGTTTTTCCACACCCATTTCCACACCCAAACATTACTTCTTTTTAAATCCGTAAGATCCTTTTGGCTTCCGCGTAGCTTTTGAAACCTTCCGCCGTCCGGCAGCAGACATCTTCTTTCCCGCTTGTTTTCCCCTGGTCATTCCAAGTCTCTCATCAAGGCGTGCATTGTATCCTTGTTTTTTTCTTCCTGGCATAAATCAACTCCAATAAAGATTAATATTTTCGCACTGGTTTTTTACCAGGGCGGTTTTTCCTCGGCGGAATTTTGCCGGGGTACATCATAGTTTGAAATGCTTTGGCAGATTATGAACAATTGCTTTTTGTGCCTGCTCGGATAATTCATTCATTGCATTCTTAGAAAATGTTTTTGCCTGGTCTGCAGTCAAAGAATTTCCATCATCATTCACTGCATCAAAAAAAGCTTTTGCTCCCCACAAAATTAATTCTTTTGCAATCTGCATTTCTAATCCGGTCATTTCTTTTTCCTTATTTTAGTTCCATGTTTTTTCTTCCAGGATTTATAAATCTTCGGTTTATTAATCGCCAGGAAGGTCCGTTGCTTTTTTGATTTAAAAGGCATCAATAACTCCACATAGCTTGCACCGGTCTGTCCACTCCATCGATGTGAATAAACCGATCTGAGTGATTTCCTTTTTGGGAAACGCCCAGACCATTGGCGCCAACCTTTTGAGCAATCGCAAACAGCTCCATCGCCTTTGGTCCAGAAACTAAAATATCAGCTGCGCGGCTTCCGTTTTTTGCATGGGTGTGTGGTCCATTCTTTACCGTGGAAACTTTCCCATTATGCTCATCACATCTGAATGCCGAGCTGACCCGCATCGGATTTCCATATGCTTTCCGAATCTCTTCCAGCAGCTTCATAAAATCCGGGTCCATATCGGCACGGCCACAATTGCCACATCGGCAAACCATTTCATTATATGAAAAGTGCGGGGATATCATTTTTGCCATAACAATTATTCCAACTGGATAAATTAAAAATTCCCGGCGTGTCAGCCTGGTGTCATTCTTCCAAAGCTTTCCTAACCAGATCGAGCGCCTGGTCATCCAATCGGTTTTTTGTCGATTGAGTGAGCGCCGTAAGTAAGAGAAGAGTGATTTGAATAACAAATTTTTCCGAGGTCAGTTTCTGGATAGTAGCTGCTAAGAATTTGGGCATTATGTTTTTCCGTTTGAGCTATCGTTGGCTTCGGTTGAGTCGAACCAATAGCCAACCGTTTGGGAAAGCTGGGTCGCAGATGCGCCCACAATTACACTGCTAATCGTCTGCATGGATTCTGGAATCTCAACCATAAATATCAATAAAAGGTTAGTTAAAAAAATGGCCATTAAGACCAGGGTTAAAGCGGCCCGGACTGCAAGCTTTGCACTCATGATCTGATGCGCTCAATTTCTCTGCTAATATTCTGCAATTCAACTCCATGCTCTACTAGGGTCTTGTTTGTTTCCTTTATGACATCGAGCAGCCGCCCTTCTAACTCACGCCGATCCGCACGCGCCTGGCCATTTGTTTTCCAGATGAACCAGGACAAAAATATTAATCCAACGCCTGCAATTCCCTGGTCAATTAAAACTCCAAGGATTTGCTCAGTTGGGTCTTGCTGGTCTTGCTGGTCTGAATACCGGCGTGGTTCCGGTGGAATGTTCATTTGCCTTAATCGAGGTTCATAAATTCCATGGTAGGAAGCCTCATGATCTCGCGCTTGGACATCCGCAAAAACTGGTGCTACCCAAACCGATAAAATTATTAAGGCCGATGCTTTCATAACTGCAGTGCTGCCTGGGTTTGGGTTTCTAATCCTGGAACTTCCATTGGCGCCCGGCTTCCTCTTTGCTCAATCGGTTTCCGCTGCTGCTCATAAAACTGCTGCGTGCTTTGGATAAAATTCCTTTGGAGACTTGGGTCAAGTGCCTGCTGGAAAAACTTGGAAAGGGATGCCCGGCGTGCGCCATCGAGGTTAGGCTGCTTCCCTGCAAATTCCTGGAGCAAGTATTTTTTCTGATCCTGGTAGAGTCTTGGGAAAACCGTAGTGATGGCTTCCATGTGTTCTTTGGTTAGGCTTCCCCCGGCAACGTGCATCAGAATTGAATTAGGATCATTGACTGTTTCCACATACCTCATAAAACGCATTATTGAGGGCATAGAAGGAAGGGAATTTTGATTCGTATAAAGCAGGGTCTGTCCGGCTATCGGACTCACTGGCAGCCTTTCCTGGAGAAAATTGATGCCATTGGTCATGGTCTGGATCAGCTCCAGGTTGATTGACTGATCACCATCGACTTCCGGAACCATCTGTTCCATCCTGGCAAATAGCGTCTGAGGATTTCCTGCAAAGTTATTCAGATCATCCCGGACTTTTTCAAACTGCTTCAAAGTGACTTCTGGTGATGGCGGTGTCGGCGCCACAAATTTGACAGCAGCTGCATCGCCAACCCTAGTGAGTGATCCCACTGCGGCCTTGATCATCTTCTCGGATTTGCCTGCCATGTTCAGCATTTCACCATAGTCAGTGATCCGGCTCATGGTCCTGGCAAGAAGCAATTCCCCAGAATCCCTCAAATATTTTCTGGCCATGGCAGTTCCGGCAAAGGTGGCTGCACCAATTAATCCGCCGGTTAGCAGACTATCCGCTGCTGCCATAGCACCTCCGCCTAATCCACCGCCAATGATAAAGCTTGTCAATGGAAGCCTATTGTTTACTGCTTCCCGCGCAGCTGCTCCGCTGGCAATGTCGCGGATCTGTTTTAATGAAGCATAAATTGCCTTTGCTTCAATAAATTCCGCATAGGTATTTTTGGGAAGTGTGGTGACCTGGGAAAGGCGCCCTGCTATGGCATCCAGTGCGTTTTCAGATTCCTCTCGGATGATACTGGCCATCGCGTTGAAATAATCATAGTCCTCTGGGTTCCGTTTATAGTTCGCCAGGTTCTTCTGATACCATCGTTTTAATTCTTCTGATTCCCGGAAAGAAAGAAATCCGCCGGCTTTAAATTTTTTCCAGAAAGGACTCATATTTTTATAAGCAACATCCCGGAACGCTTCGATGCTTTGAATTGCTCTTTGCTGCTTTGCTACCATCTGCGGATCTTTAACCATCCCTCTTCCAAGTGCCTGGGGATTGTCAACAATTTCCCTAATCATCCGGTCTGCAATTGTTTCCGGATCGAACCGAATATCATTTAAAGGAACGCCTGCTTTTTTGGCTGCTCCTTCCACTTTGGTAATGATGTCATCAAGCTTCGATCCGTATTGTGGGAGCAGCACATTATCCAGTTCCTTGACCAATTCATCTGCATCCTCACCCAGGTTTTGCAGCACCCCTTTTTTATCAAATTCCTTGATGCGTCTTCCAAGTTCATAAACTGCATCCGGATATTTTCCTTTTTGGGTGACTTTATTCCAATCGGGTTTCAATCCGCCTAGTGCGCGGAAATAAGCTTTGTTTGTTTCTTTGGTGAATGCACTTTTCCCGGAAGATAAAACTTTGGACACGGCCCCCACGAGGCCCCCTGCCACTCCACCAAATCCAGCGCCTGCATAAATATGATCTGCAAGCAATGGGCGTTTCTCCGGATCATCCAGGATGTTGGAGCTGGTGGCATACATTCCACCTACGACAGCACCCTCCGCAGCTCCACCAGCTGCACCGGTCAAGACTCTGGAATTTAGTGTCGATCCAAGTTTCCGCATCCCCTGGTCTGCTGCTTTTCTTCCAAGATAGGTGGCAGCCAGTGCGCCCCCTTTAGCAGCTGCTCGGCCAAGTGCCGATGTCACCCCAAACGGTGTGACTAAGGAACCAACTTCGCCAAGTGTGGTGGCCACCGGGTTGAGATCTCGGTGCATTTTGATTTCATCCTCGGTGAAACCAGCATTCTGAAGAACCAGGTCCGATGCTCCAAAAGTCAACCCGCGTGCAGCTCCAAGTGCAGCCGAGGTGAAAGGGGAATCCTCGACATCCGCTTTCATATCCTCATGCTCAACCAATTCAGTTGGCGCGTATCGGTAACCTTCCTGGAGTGCTAGGTGTGCCTCTTCGGCGGGTACGTTATAAAGCTGACCATCTGGATGCACCAGGACCACTTCCTTGCCCTTGATGAAGGAATAGTCACCGGACGCAATTAGATCCTCGACACGTTCATCGGCTACCGTAACGCCGGCGCCAAGTCTGTAGTCAAAAAGTCTGGCCATTAATTATTTCTTGGTGTGCCATAGGTTTTTCCAGTGCTAGAAAGTTGCCCTGGAACATTGACTGAACTTCCACCATGAGGTTTAATTTTATTAGTGTATGATCGATTTATTTTTCTTCTAAAAGGACCAATGGCACGCTTTGCACCAATTAAAAGATTGATAGTTGAATCATTCATAATGCTTGGCAAAGTTGCCTGGTTCAGCATGATTTCCCGCTCGGCATAGTTTGCTCCAAACCCAGCAAGGTTTTTAAATTCTTTTTCTAGCTCAGCGGTTAATTCCAAAATTTCAGTTCTTGTTTGGCTAAATGCCGCAGGACTTAATTTTTCAACAATGGATCTTTCCAACAATGGTTCCAGGTCATTAATAATTCCCTCGGCGTTTGCCATGATTGAATAATATTCCCACATTTTTTCTGCGGATTTTTTTGATCTTGTATTAAAACCGGCGTACATAACTTTATTCCCATCCTGGTCTGTTAGTTCCAGACTTGGCACATATCTTTCCCTTTCAGAGGCGCCCATTGAGGCTTTTAAAGTATTTTCCGAAACAACGATATCCTTTAAAATTTTTGCTACAGCTAACTGGTTATCGATTTCATTCTGTTTTTGCTTTTCAGTAATTTGATCCTGGATGGATTGGATATTTGCCAGGGCGTTTGTCTTCTGAAGTTGAAACTGGCTTATCGCCATTACCCGCTGGGTTTCATTCTGAAACTGCTGGAGTAATTCCCCGCGTCGGCGAATCAGATCAAGGCGCTGCTGATCTGCAGACTTCATCCGCATTTCTTTAGACTTCAAAAATTTCTGCTGCTCTCGGTCTAGGAAACTCTCAAGCATCTGCATTGCTTCATTAGGTGTACCAGTCAACGCCGATCCAGCTGCACCGAGTGCAACGCCTAAAATAGCAAGCCACTTGTTTGCACCCTCTAATGGTGGTTGCTGCTGCTCTGCTGCAACAGACTGGATACTGGTTTCATATTTATCAATTTCGGTGTCAATCTTGTCTCGCAGCATCAAATAATCCTGCTTGTTATCACCAAAAAAATAGAATCCACCTTCCTGGGTGATTTCTGGAACCTTTAAGTCATTAATAAAAGTTTTGACATCATCATAAATAGATTTTTTTGCTGGGCTGCTTATTGTGGCCCCTACTTGATCCTGCCAAAGACTTACCTGGTACGCATCCGGATTATCCACCGTTTCGGTTGTTGTGGTGACTGTTTCCTCGGTTTCCTGTTCGCCGGTATCCTTCCCAATCGTACCCTCAACCAGTGCTGCTTCTTCGACTTCTGTTTCTGGTTCCGGCTCGACTTTTACGGATGGGCGGCGCCTTAAATTTTGCCGTGCGGGCGTTGCTGCTGTCATTAATCTTTGAAACAGTGGTCTGTTATCATTTTGCCTAGCGCCTGGTACAGGATTTTCATCCATCAATCCCTGCGCGTATTCTTGTACTGGGCGCATACCTTCAACTTCAGTCAGACTTTCTTCAACCTCAGTTCCAGCCTGCTGGAATTCCTGCTCGGTTGGCACCGGGAGATCTGGGTCCATCAAACTGAGAAAGTTGTCTAATTCCGGAGTCGATTCTGCGGAAGTGTCTGCCATGGGTTCAGCAGCTGCGGACGCAGATCCAAATCTTTCTTGGAGCTGTCGATGCTCCTCAAACACATCCGGATTAAACTGGCCGCTAGTTACTAGGAAATCGTAATATTTTTGTGCTGATTGAAGATCTGCTGCTTCTGCCATCATCCCTCCTCAAGTTGCCGGAGCCGGTCATGTAAATTGGATTGAGAAGCAAGGATGGCGGCCAATCCATGGCCATAATCAACCATCTTGCCATGTGGGGTATCTTTCACAAACGAGGCGCCCATTGGACTTTTTTCTAAATCCTGGGCCATGACTCCAACAAACATTCCAGGGTCTGCACCTGGTGCCTGTGGATCTTTATATTTATATTGGTAGGCGTTCAATGCATCCAGAAATCCTTCCACCTGGGAATCGGCTGCGCGGATCTCGCGTTTCGCATTGATGTCTGATGTTTTTAAAGCGGCCCAGGTTCCGAGTGCTGATCCAGCCAACTTAAATAGTGCGCCAAGTTTGGCGTCATCTCTTTCACCTTTTGCAATTTCTCTTTTATATGCTGCAGTGATGTAGGCAAGTTCCTTCTGAGTTTCTGCATCAAGTTCCGCCAGATCCCGCTGAAGCTGAAATCCCATGATGGCCAGATCCTGTTCCATCTGTGCCAAGTTAATTTTTGTTTCCAAACCTTCCAATGCCATTTCCCCCTCAAATGCGGCAATGGCCATGGCATCATCCTGCCGGCGCCCATCCATTGCTAAGGTTGCATTCATCTTGGAAATCAGCATATTCTTTTCCAGGTTCCCAATCTTGGTGGCAAGATCGAGTTTGCCCTGCTCTACGGCCAGCAATCTTTCTTTTTCCAGATTCGCCAGGACTGCATCATTTTCCATTTCGGCCTGGGTGACTACCAAGGTGAGTGCAGCCTGCTGATCCTTAATTTTTCTGGCCTGGTCCAGGTTGCCTTGAGCAATGGCGGTTTGAACATCCTTTTCCATGTTTGCCAGTTTAATCTGCGCTTCTCTGGTGCCTTTCATCTTTAAGGCTTCCAGCAGGGTTTGCTCGGCTGCAATCTGTTCCTGGGATCTTAGTTGTGCAGCTTGACCAGCAAATTGCTGCTGGACTCCGGCATACATATTTCTGACTTGGCGGACCTTGGCCGGGTCCATTTCTCCAGTGGCAGTGGCCACCAAAGATTTTAGATTATCTTCCATGCCGCGTTTCATCTGCAGCATTGCCGGTGATGGCGCCTGCCCGGAAACTCGATTCATCAACATCTGAATCAGCTCATCTTCCCGCGCAATTACTTTCCGGAGTTCCCCGGCATCAGATCCCACATCGGTGACGGTGGCAATGGTTGTGGAAACAACATCATCCACGGTCCCGGCAGTGGCTGCGGTAGCATCTGTTACCTCACCAATATCGGTTTCGGTAATATCATCAACCGTCCCCATGGTAATGGCCGGTCTGGAAAACTTTTGAATGTCTTCCTGTGTCAGTGTGAATGCTTCCTGTCGGGAAAAGTCACCCAATGCACCTTCCAAGACTGCACGCTTTTGGGCATCCGAAAGGCGGCCAAATGAGTCTGGAAATTTTTCTGATAAAACTGCATTGGCGTCTTCAAATGATGTTGGAATTTTATCAATAATATTTCCCTGTGCATCCCGGACCCGCTTGCCGCGTGCGCTGAATGTTCCATCATTAAAAAGCTGAACGATTTGATATTTTAAATTTGCAGTTTGCTGTCCGGATTCTGCAGTGACTAATTTCATCACATCATCAAATGCAGATTGGACATCTGCGGCATCAAGATCCTGCAGTTTTATTTCATTCCCTGCATCATCTGTGTGGATGACTTTTTCTTTATTCTGATCAAACCAAAGTGTGAAATTTGTATCTCCGCGCAGCTGCTGGTTGACTTCATCTGATTGGATCAGATCGGTGGCTTTATCAATTTTGAAAGCTTTATTGGCTGCATCCAGCGCCGCCTGGCTGCTGTGCATATTCCCATTGAGGTCAGGACCGTACTGGGGTGGTGGTGGTGGTGGCGGGGTGTCGTTGTCGTTGTCATCAGGTGAAGACTTCCGATTTGCGATTACTTCAGGTCTTGTCTCAAATGCGCCTTGGTCTGGTTCATCTGATCCTTGAGCACTGCTTTGTTCACCTCCTTCTCCACCTGAGTCTCCTCCTGTACTTTCATCGTAATAACTCCGAATCGGCCCCCCACCTACACCAAACCCCTGAGTTCCAGGCATTGGTTCAGCAGATCCACCCAGTGCTTTAAGCAGATCGGCTTCCCCCTGGTTGATGGCTGCAAGACCCTCGTTCCTTGATCTGAGAATGGCAGCAAGGCGCTGCAAATCTTCTTCTGACATTGAGTTCCCAAATTGCTGATAAGCCATGATTAAACCGTCTTATAGGATGGAAGTTTGACTGCAGTATTTTTCAATCCAATCTCAAGCATCAGATTTGAAATTGAGTATGCTTGACCAGGATCAGTGTTTACCGTGTCGGAAAATTCAAACCGGATGCTGTCGCATTTTTGAGGACCATTAAGATGGAAACGAAACTGGTAAACGCCATCTGCATGACCGTCTGTTCCAGCTCCATAAAGTTCTGATCCATAGGGATTTTCATCTCCATATTCATTGACGCCCAGATCATCAATAAAATTAAAAAGATGTTCTTCGTTGTAATATTGGCGAAAATTGTATGCAACTCGACTTTGAAGGGTATGGTTTGATTTGAAATCCCCAAGGACCACAGCACGCCGGACTCGCTGAAACCCTTGGATCGATGCTGGTTTGATCCATGCTGTTACAATTTTCATCTGAATGGCTGCGCCTACATCATCAAAATTTGATGATTGCTGATAACACAAACCGCCGGATGTTCTGAGGTATACATAGGAACCATCCTCTAACCAGGTGACCGCACCATTGGCCTGGTGATTGGTGAACGTGGACCACTTATTCACAAAATAGTCATAGACCAATGCCACCCCATCCGATGCAGTAAACCGGACCTGGTTTTCATCCTGGATTAAAATTGCTGATGTGACTGTCAAGGAATTATATGCCTCAACTGGTGCGCCGATGTAATGCGTGGAAAGACCTCGATCCAGCAAATAGACCCCTTTGTTTGACATAAACATCAGACCATTGGGCATTTGAACAATGGACCTGGTATTGCTGCATCCTACATCCGAGGTGACAAGCTGCGGATCGGCT